CCCAGATACCAGCAAGCGCTCCATACAGAGTACCTAAAGCCGGTAAGAAGATCTGAGCAATCCATTTGAGGATGTCGTACGTTTTGTTGGACAGATGCACAGGATCACCTCCCATCAGGATTTAAGAATACGTACATTATTTACTTTCTTCCGGCATTTCCAAAACCTTTTTGTATAGTGATGTAGCTACGTCATTTCCTCCAAGGTTGTGGTAGGCTTTGTAGACTTTCTTGATCGACTCTTTTGCGTAGATTGGGCAAAAGCCACGATCAGAATATCTATTGTAATTACTGACAATAGATTCTCTTAAGAGGCTCTGTACACCCTCCGCGATAGCCTCGTTCTTTGTCTGTTCCTGTTTAAGTTGGTCACGCATCAGCTTGAAAAGCCAGGACAGGACGGCCAGAACAGCCGTAAACAGCCATTCCAGCCAATGCGCCCCTATGAAAGCGAGAATCTCCATTTGTTTAGACCTCTTATTTGTTGATTTCTCTGGCCGGACCAGATCCTCTGCGCTTGTCAGCAGACATTTCGCGGATCTTCTGAGCTTCAGCTGCCTGTGCCGGACCCATGGCGGCAATTTCCTTGGCAAATTCTTCGTCCGTCATAAGCTCTAATTCCTTGGTTTTGAAAGTAGAGGTCTCCTGATTAGCAACTCTTCTTTCGAAATCCTCTGTTCTTTTAAGTTCTTCCATACGGCACCTCCTTTGGGTTACGCGTTGTCAGCAAGCCACTTCTCTACTGCAGGTCTGAACAGTCTCGGAACATCGGCTAGTTTCCAAGGCTGATTGGTCTTAGGATTAATTTCCTGATTCTTAATTTTTGTACCGTAGAATCTGCCCATATCAGACCTCCTCTCCGGACAATGCAACTGCCAGATCGTCAATTGCTCCGTCCTGAATATCCTGAGAAACTTCCAGAGCTGATACACGAAGCTCGAGTTCCGAAGGCTCTCTAAGAGAAATGACTACAGTTACGGTTGTTCCGTCCTCATTGGTCTGACGAGTAGGTGCTTCGTTGAGAAGAAGTCCTTCATACTCTCCAGTAACTACATCCTCGCTAAGCCCACCAGGCTGAGAGAATATAATTTTACTTACGTTGTCTGCGGTGCACTTATCGCAAACGTATAAGGCATCTGCTTCATTCTTAGCAGAATATACGATATGATCGAGAGATGCTCCCTCTTCGATTTCAATCTTAGTTCCGTCTTTAAAAGTCATGTAATTCATAGAATCATCTCCTTTCGTCAAGAGGAATTCCAGGTTCACCGGGATCGCCCTTTACCCCAATCTCGACGAGCCCTTTTTTCCATAGTTCCCTCAGTTCCGTTTCACTTAATTCCGGTAATTCTTGCGGTATCATACTATCCTTCCTTTTAGTGCGTTAAATAGCTATTCAACTCTTTGCAAAGAAAATAAGGACATCTATATCCGCTCCTGCCGGGATGTTCCCTGTAAGACTTTGATAAACGTATTTTGTCGGATTCGATGCCCCCGCGGTGTTGATTTCGCACAAACATGAAAAAGTTCCATCAGAATTCGTTGTATTATGGAATGATAATAATCCTGGTATTCTTGCCGATAAAGGTAAGTACGGTGTTACGCTCGATGGAACGTTAAATAGCGGGAAGCCTGTTGCGTTACTTATAGCTGAACTGATATGGACTCTCGCCTGCAACATGACTAAATTCCCAACGGTATACATTGATGACGCGGTAATAGTCGCGGCAGAACCTCCGGGGGTAACGACATTAACCTGTTGTGATTTGGACTCCAATGGCGTTACCCTGTTGGAAACCCCGGACACATTGGAATTTGTTGTTCCTAAAGAATCTTTTAGCGCCTTACCCTGTGCAGCTGACAGCGGTTTATCAGTAGAAGTTGATGTTAAGTTATTAACGATGCTTGTTTTATCAACTTTTCCTGTAACAGCAGTTTTAATATCGTTAAAGAACTTTACAATCTTTCCCCACGCCGTAGAGCCAACATCGCCAACTGCCGGGACAGGGTACTCTGCTGTCTGAGTTGTAATAGTGTCCAGAGTAAGCAAACTCATTTTTGTCGTCTGTTCGCCAGGCTTTCCCTGCGGAATGACAAAGTCAAGCACAGCATCTGTCTCTGTACCACTATTGGTAATCTGAACCGGGTTTCCGTACGCAGTTGTAGATACTGTTCCAACTTCAATAGTCGCTCCAGGTCCCTGCGGGCCAGTGGCGCCAGTAGCTCCAGTATCTCCTTTAGGCCCTTTAATGTTGCCAATTAATGTTCTAACTGTAGCCATTAATTCCCTCCGTATACAAATAAGTAATTAAGATTTCCGGTTTCGCTATCATACTCGAAGTTTTCCGCGATATCGTTAGAGTCATCACTATAGATGTAAAGGTCGCCGTTCGGTTCTACCGTCATGGCGAACAGTCCATTAATCGGCGTTACTACTCCGCTTTCACCAGGATCACCCTTGTCGCCCTTATCACCTTTGAAATATCCAGAATCGAGTTTATTCTGGAGCTCGGTAGCGATGGATCTGGCACTAGCTGCAGCTGTATTTGCTGCCTGCTTTACACCCTCCAAAGCGTTGTATGTCTGCTCAACGTTATTGTTGTAAATGGCAGCGTGCTGTTCGGACTCCAAAGCGTTGGCTGCGGATTCTACAGCTTCATTCCTGGCATCAAGAGTTGTCTCAATGTACTCAGCTAAGTTAGCTGCAATATCGACAGCCTGCTCGATAAGCGGAATCATGGTCTCAGAGATAACGCTGTCGTTATTGAGCGGGGACTTTTCGACTCGGATAAGGAAGTTGATTGTTCCGATGATCTCAGTAGCCGATCTGATTCTAAGCTCACATTCCACATCTCCTTCTACCGCAGTAACCTGCTGATCGCAGTCACAATAAACAGTGTTTCCGCTATAGCTTCTTGCAGCAAAAGAAAAGACGGTTCCGTCTGGTTTTAACCCATTAAACAGAACCGCCACATTATTCGGAATGCTATAAACTGTATCACCGTAAAACAGCTTAAATATAAAAGCGTTGACCTGATTGTCGAACTGGCTCACATGGATTACAGGTCTAATACCTCTGGAAATGAGGTTTAAGTTTAAAGTTTGCGTATACATTACTCGTCATCACCTCCAGAGCTTTTTTCTAGATCATCGAGCCTCTCGTAAATATCGGCTATGGTTTCGCCAACTCCCCACCAGCGCCCAGATTTGCCTAAAAATATACCATCGTTCAGATATATTTCCTGAGCATACATATTCTGGTCGGTTATTACTGTGCCATAATGCTGAAGTATCGAATAAGGATCGTGAATATTCGGATCTTGACCATCCCATCCGGTCCAGAAGTTGTAATCTTTGTTGGTTCCTATGCCCATTTCGCCATCTTCAGAGCCGAGGTAATCACCTGCTCCCGTGCTGTAAGTATAGAAACCGCCAATGTAAACTTCGTCTTCACTCGCTTCAAACTGACCGCCCTTGCAAATAATCGACGAACCTGTTATTTTTGAGCCCTCGATATCGCCCTTGAACATAGCGCTTGTGGCGGTCATTTTACCGTCTTTATCAACTTTGAAGTTGTTGCCGATTCGAATGGTTCCACCGGAAATATCACCGGTAAACTTACCATTCACAGCAGTCATGGTTCCTTTGTTGTCAACACGGAATCCTTCGCCGATTCTGATCGTTCCACCTTCGATATTGGCCGCCTTTAGCTTACCCTTATTAATGGTGACTCCACTCTGGCCCATTTCTACAAGAACCTCGTTGTTCGCATCGTAGATTTGGATTTTTCCGCTCTTGTTATAAGCCTTACCACCAATGATAAGAGAGCCTGACCTGATGAAATCAGCACTAAGATTTCCATCAATAGTCCAAGCATTCCTATAAGGACCGTCGTATCCGGTTGTGGAGAAGCCTATTCCTGCACTATTGAAACGCACCAGATTCTTCGCCCGGTATATGTTCTCATTATCAGCAAATATCAGTTCATTGGCCCATCCCTCTTTATTTCGGTTAATAACCATATGACCCTGTTGTCCGGTCTTGAGCTTTCCCGTAGCCTTGTTGACGAAATCTTCCATTGTACCGTTGGTTACTGCAGCGTCTGCTGTCTCGACAGTGTCAAAAATTGTATTGGAATAATTCGTCTTGGGCTCTCCTATGTCAATCGAAACGTAGCAGTCGTTAAGCACATCCCAAACAGTTTTGTTGACCATTGAAGTTTCATTGATTCCGAGTTTCTCAAATATAACTGTAACGGTATCTCCAAGATTTATGCTCGGAACGCTCGTAAGTTCCTTGTACTCGTAGGTGTCTTTAAGATCAACAAAAGATATCGTGATGCTAACGACCGGAATCCCAACTTTATTGTCTTCGATGTACTTATTGCCCCATGCTGTAAGTTCAGCAACTGTAGGCTCGTTATCGAAATCGCCTGACGCATCGACAACTTCAGAGCGATGATACGGGAAACTGTCAGCATACTCACTCTGAAGAGGCTTCGTAAGACTGATGTAAGCCTCATTACTCTCCCAATAAGGAAAAATGCCAGTGATGGTTTCCTCGATGTTCTGCTCTTGTGTAAGATCAGTAAGATTCTTACCGTATCTTATTACTGCTCCCTTATTGGATCCTCTCTTCTTTTTATGGTGAACTTTATAATTATCGAATTCAAAGTCGCCACCATAAACAGATATAATCGAGTCAGCTTCGGCAAGTAAAGCAGAACGTATCGAGCGAGGCATTGAAGACGAGAACGATTCATTAATATCTACCTCTGTATCAAAGGTAAACGGGCAGTTCTCCAAAGCGCCATTCTTTAACACAACAAAAGCGTTCTTGCTATTGTCCGCTGAAAAGCGATTGACTGGTGTGTAAGTAAGCCTATATGATACATGTCTGGCATAAACCGACACGTTGCCATCGATAGGCTTAGTAACTTTGTAGATTTCGAAGCCTTGAAGTGTGCCATTTTGAAATGGTATAGCTCCGATAATATTACCGTTCTTGATGTCTCCGAAATGTGCTCCAGACATCGGATAATCCATTTCAAGCTCATACATGTCGTTCAAAGCTTCTGTTACTTCACACCTCGTAGCATCGGACAATCTCCCAATTCCGTTGGTCGTGAAACCATTTGTAATGCCATCGGTCGGATTAAATAAGATAGGAATCATCTAATCGCCTCCTTAGATTGTCCACCACCGAGGTGTTATAGTCAGTTTCGTGATACCAGACAACGAAACGCTGTTATCTCCAGGCGTAAACACCGGGAACTGGTTGTTGGTTAAAACAACATTGCCATTACAATTTGTGCTGCCCTTGTAGCATTCCATGAGATCACAGTCTATATCCGTATAAGCGTTAGCAGATTTAATAGTTGTCGTGGTACCGTTAATTGTAAAACTTCCGGTTCCATACGCTCTGATGAGGGGTTTGGAATCGAACATTGTCGGATTGAAAATTCCAGAATTAGAAGTCAAATCGTAAGCAATTTCTCCGCTCTTAAGGAACCTTTGAGGTTTGCACGTAAAGATCAGAGTAAACTCGGCAGATTTGAGCCCATTGGACATTGTCGGAGAAATATCTTTTACAAAATACCCCATCCGATATTCGTCCTGATGATAGGTGTCTTCAATTCTGAAATATCCTTTTCTTGAGCCTAAGAAAGCGCGAAGCTCCCCGAGCCTTTCGCTAAGGGAGCTGTAATCAAGCGCTATCTTATTGTCGTGTTTTGCGTAGTCGTTATGTAAGTCTTCGAACATAAACGCATCATAGCTAACCTCGACATTATCGAAGAATGTGTTGGTGTCCATAAGAAGCTTTCCATTTCTTCCGGGAACCTCCACCTCTTCGTATTTTTTGGCGGGGGACGTATACGCACCTTTTCCCGAAATAAAAAGCCCGAAATCGAGACTATTCTTTCCGTCTAAGATTAAGTAATTTCTCATGCTCTAGCGGCCCTCACCCGATTAAGTTTAAACAAGAGTCTCTCTTCCACGGCTTCTGCAATTTCAGTAGCGCTCTGACCAGGGGCTCCATATACATTAATGTTAATGTCACCCTGTTCTCCAGATACTTTTATGCTGGATACAGCGTCATTGAACGCATCCTTCATAGCAGAAAGGAGAGAATACCGTTCATTTTGAATTTGAATAGCTGACGCGGAATTAACAGAAGTTCCGTTTAAGAACCCATTAATTAAACCTGCGTTCTGCTGAATATTTGAGAGGTCGAGCACCGGCGTAATAACCGGAGCATCGTCTATACCTTCGTTAATAAGATCTACTACTCGCTGAATAGCAGACTTAGCGTTGGCTAGTGCACTTGCCCCGAGAGAATCTGAAGCGTTCTCGACAAGTCCAGAGTATTTGGTAAGTCCTTTTGCAAGACCCATATCCGAATATCTACCGATTTCTTCAAAAGCCTTTGAGGGGGAGTTGATAGACAGTGCTGACTTAGCCGCGTCAAGAACCCTGCCAGCGAGTCTCTTAGCTGCTGCAACAGCGGACTCCATCTTTGAAAGAATACCGTCAGATAATCCTACACTCACATTCGAACCGATGTCTTCAGCAGCAGATCTGCTGGCAACATCACTAAGCGCATAGATTGCTCCGTAACCAAGATCCTGAGAAGAGCCGCTGGCATAACTAAGCCCTCCGGCGATACCGTTAGCAAAGCCGAGAGTGAAGTTATAACCAACATTCTCCATTACTTTAGAAGGAGAATGCTCATCAAGGGTTCGCTTCGTAGCATCTACCGATCCCATAGCCATTACTTCAGCTGCATCCTCTACTTCTCGCTGATGAGCACCGAATGCCGAGCAATAGCCCTCTACTCCGTTATGAGCAGCGTAAGCAAGAGATGCAGTAACGTTATTGACAACTTCATCAGGCATAGTTAAAGCTTTAGCGTAGCTTTCACTAATCTGGTCGCCCATCTCCTTACCAGCATCTATTACGCCCTGGAACATTCCACGAGCTTCGAGTCCTCGTTCTGCCCAATCCTTCATTACTTCAGGAGAAAGCAAGTCTCTTCTGGCAGCAACTTCGATCTGCGTCTGGTACTGCTCCCAAGTCTTAATGTTATCGTCGAGATTCTTTTTGATCGTGGACGCCGTAACAGTCTCGAACTTCTTATCAGCTTCTCCAAACCAATCAGTTCCGGATACTTTACCTCTAATTGTTTTCTGGAAATCAATAAGAGCGTTCTTAATCTTCTCAATTTCTGATTCTGCTTTGTTAGCTGCCACTTCAGCTGTATCTGCAGCATCCTGAGCCTGCTGAGAAGCTTCGTAAATAGCCCTCGCAAGACCTTCGATTGCTGTCTGTCCAGCTTCAATCGGTGTAACATCTGCCACCTTGGAAATGGCATCACCATATTTCTCGGTGTAAACTTCTACAGCGCCCTTAGCGTATTCCATGACAGTGGTGTTCTGTTTCTGAGCAGCTGTAGCCTCTGCTGTTGCCTGAGAATATCCTTTGGCTGCAGAAGATGCAGATTTCTTAGCAGAAGCATTGGAATTAACTGCTACTGTATCGCTGTCAAGTGCCGACGTATGATTATTAAGGGACGTAGTTCCAGTTGCAATCTCAGTACTGACCGTGCTTGCCTGCTGCCCAAATGCAAACAGTGCGCTTTCGTCAGCGCCAAGCATATTAGCCACATCTGCAAGTCCAGTTTTAATATCGACGGAATTAGAAAGTGCAGAACCTATTTTCTCGCCATAGTCTTTGGCTTTTGATGCTGTATCGGACACAGGTTTGATAACGTTGTCGGACATGACTTTGACGGT